CAGCCTTCAGCTTCTGCTACAAAGTGCGAACCCCTTGTATCGGTTGGGCCTACGTACCTAACTTGTATGGCTTTCATAGTGTCATGCCATAAGGAACGGTTCTCTCGTTTTGCGTTCATTTGATCTCTCCTCTGATTTCTTTGACTACCTTGTACACAATCCACCCAAGCAACAAAGGGGTGAGCATCGTTGCGTATAGTGCTAGATGGAACGCTAGCCGTTGTAAATCTAAATCGTACATATGTTACCTCGCTATTTAGTTATAAGAATCTGACTCGGTGCACCCAGGTGCGATGTACTGAATCAGTGAGAGAATTTAATCATATGGATCTCAAATATGTCAAGTTTATTTTTTTTACCTAATAGAATCAAAGGCTTACAAGCCTATCCGCCAGGACTTGGGCGGGGCTTTGTTTATCTAGAATCCGACGGGATAGACCCCCCACCCCCCTAAATTCTGTTTATGTTACTGGGTGGCGTTGTACTTAGTAATATGCACGTTAGATACTTCAGTTTCAAAAAAGGTACCCCCCTACCCCCTATTTTTTCCCAGTCAGTATGCGTACGGCTCGCACACAGAAACCCCCCCTTCATGGTACCTAACATCTTTTTTCATAATATGATATATATTGCGTATGGATCTCATACTCGCCTTTCTACTCACCGTCCACTGCGCACCTGATGTAATCATCACGCCATCGAATGCTACTTTCTATTTAGCGGGTGTAGACAATATTCGTGTGGTGTATCTAAGGCCAGACCAGAACAAACCTCATATCTTGGTGCATGAGTTGTATCACGATTGCCAATGGCAAAGAGCCGGAGGGAAACCCGCGCAGACCTGGACGGAGTGGCATGCCAGAGAGCGCGAAGCAAAACGTATTGAAATTCAATTTATAGAGTGGTATGGTTCGCATATCGTTCATCCCAACTAAAGGGACGGAAGTAGACACGGGTCGAAGGAACGCATCTTTCTTTTTAATTTGAAGGAGGGTGTCATGACACTTTGGTCTGAGTACTGCCGACGACGCGCGACCGCGCAACTTAATACTACACGCACAACTAACTATATATTAAAACAACGGTTGGGTATGCTATAGTAAAACGAAGCACGGTTTTCTCCTCCTTTTGTTTCCCGTGCTTTTTTAGGGGTTACTTCGGTGCCCCTTTTTTTATTTAGCATTTACATTTAGTCTTTTCTCAAAAGTAATCCACGCTTTGGGTATGTGGATCTTTGCGTTACATTGATTATCTTCTTCGGACACTACGGCTGCTACACAGATTGCTTTATCATTTTCTGACACAACAAAACCCAGAGTCTTGCATTTAAACAAACCTGCTTCAGTAACCTCGGCCCAATCAGCTTCAGCTACTGCGTCTTCCCACTCTATGTAAATACCTTCAAATTTTTGCATAAGTCATACTCCCTTGCTTTTATTACGACTTTAATATATAAAGGCTCCAACTATATAAACAGTAAGAGCTACAAACCGCTCAATGCCTAGACCTCAAACCGTCAAAGTAGATCCTACAGCAGAACACAAAGTCCCGTTTGATACCTCAGACGAGAAACCCGAAACGCTTTTAGATGAGTTAGCAGTTGCCGCTAATACGGTAGAGCTTCAGCACGAACTTGGTGCTACACTAGAAGTCGATGAAGCCACTGCGGAACAAGAGAAGAAGTTGTTGGACGAGGTTATCACGGAACGCAAAAAGAATAATCTCACTCAGCCAAATACGGCGTTTGCGGCGTCGGCTTTCCTCCGAACCTACGGAGCACAGTTAGGTCTCGATGCAGCTGAAGCGCGTGCTGCCATAACAAACAAGTTAATGGAGATCGCAGACTGTGGGGATACTAAGTTCGAGTTAAAGGCATTGGAGCTACTCGGTAAGCATAGTGACATTGGGTTATTTACGCAGAAGTCCGAGATTACAATCAACTATAAGAACCCTGATGATTTGGAAAATGCTATTAAGGAGCGAGTCAAACGGTTACTAAACGCAGATGTTATAGACGTAACTCCGCTTAATTCCAACCTAGATGATGAGTTGGGTGTAGCTATGGTAAAAGAACAAGACGAAGATGACAACAGCTAAAGAAGCGATTGAGAATATATCCATAAAGGATATTCCGGCGATACTGCCGATGCTCTCGCTACCAGAGCAGGAAAAGCTCCTTGCTGAGTTGGAGAAGCTGGAGGAGTTACGGACAAAGCAGCAAGCTCAGGACAAGTTCATACCGTTTGTTAATAAAGTGTGGCCTACATTCATCAGTGGTAGGCATCACGAGAAAATGGCTTCTGCGTTTGAGAGAGTGGCAGCAGGTAAGAGCAAACGGCTTATAATTAATATGCCACCTAGACATACGAAGTCAGAATTTGCTTCTTACTTGCTCCCCGCATGGTTCCTAGGGAAGTATCCACATAAAAAAGTAATCCAAACGTCTCATACAGCTGAGTTGGCGGTGGGCTTTGGTAGAAAGGTACGTAACCTTGTCGATCAAGAGGTCTATAGCAAGTTATTTCCGGGGGTTGGCTTACAATCAGACTCAAAAGCGGCTGGTCGGTGGGCGACTAACAGTGGTGGAGACTATTTTGCTATTGGTGTGGGAGGTGCTGTCACTGGTAAAGGTGCGGATCTCCTCATTATTGATGACCCCCACTCGGAGCAAGAGGCCGCATTAGCCGATATTAACCCAGATGTCTACGATAAAGTGTATGAGTGGTACACATCCGGCCCTCGACAGCGACTACAACCAGGTGGTGCCATCGTCATAGTGATGACAAGGTGGTCAAAACGTGATTTAACAGGTCAAGTTATCAAAGCAGCAGGGTTAAGAGGCGGTGAAGAGTGGGAAGTTATTGAATTTCCGGCTATTTTGCCCACTGGGAACCCACTTTGGCCTGAATTTTGGTCAATGGACGAGCTTACTGCCCTAAAAGAGGAGCTTCCTAACCCGAAATGGCAAGCTCAGTACCAACAAGCGCCTACATCAGAGGTTTCAGCTATTGTGAAACGCGAATGGTGGCAGGATTGGGAGGAAGAAGGGCCACCATACTGTGATTTTGTACTACAATCGTGGGATACGGCGTTTGAAAAGACAACTAGGTCGGACTATTCTGCGTGTACAACGTGGGGAGTGTTCTACCAAGAAGATCCTGACACAGGAAAGACAGAAGCGAATATAATTTTACTTGACGCATTCAGAGATAGGCTGGAGTTTCCAGCGCTTAAACGCAAAGCACTAGAACAGGTTGATGAATTTAATCCTGATTCGATAATTATAGAGAAGAAAGCGTCCGGTGCTCCGCTTATCTATGAAATGCGTGCAATGGGTATACCTGTGCAGGAGTTTACCCCTGTAAAAGGTAACGACAAGATCACTAGACTCAACGCAGTGTCAGATATGTTTGCGTCTGGTAGAGTATGGGCACCGCCTACACATTGGGCGGAAGAAGTAATTGATGAAGTTGCGTCATTCCCTGCGGGGGAGCATGACGATTATGTTGACTCGGTATCCTTGGCACTAATGCGGTTCAGAAAAGGTGGATATCTCCGTGCGACATTGGATGAAGAAGAGGAAGAACGTACTTTTAGAAGGTTCTCACCAGGATATTATTAAGGATAAGAAAAATGGCTACAAACTCTATAGATAAAGCAGTAAACCAAGCACCAATGGGTATAGGAGACACAGATGGGATGGGTGGACTGTCCATGCCGGAGAACTTGGAGGCTGATCTTGAAATAGAGATTGAAGATCCTGAAAGCGTCACTATAACAACACCTGATATGGAGATTGTTATTGATCCTGATGCGATGGAGGATGACGAGTTTGGCGCTAACCTAGCAGAAGAGATTGACCCACAGGAACTACAAAATATATCTAGTGATTTACTAGGAGACTTTGAAGAAGACTTAGCGTCTAGAAAAGATTGGATACAAACATACGTTGACGGTCTTGAACTACTAGGTATGAAAGTAGAAGAACGTACAGAACCTTGGCCTGGTGCTTGTGGTGTTTATCACCCACTCTTATCCGAAGCATTGGTTAAGTTCCAAGCCGAAACCATGATGGAAACCTTTCCAGCGGCTGGCCCTGTAAAGACACAGATTATAGGAAAAGAAACTAAAGAGAACAAAGCGGCAGCGACACGGGTACAAGATGATATGAATTATCAGCTGACCGACAAAATGCCTGAGTATCGAGCCGAGCATGAAAGAATGCTATGGGGTCTAGGACTGTCTGGTAATGCGTTTAAGAAGGTGTACTACGATCCGTCCCTCGAACGTCAAGTATCTCTTTACGTACCAGCAGAAGATGTTGTCGTACCTTACGGAGTGTCTGACTTAAAGAGTGCGCCTCGTGTGACTCATGTTATGCGCAAAACACCAAATGAGATGCGACGGTTGATGCATGCAGGTTTTTACGTAGATATCGAGCTACCAGAACCACAGAATACGTTTGACGAGATTGAGAAAAGCATTGCTGAGAAGATGGGCTTTCGTGCGTCATCGGATGATCGATATAAAGTACTTGAAATTCAATGTGATCTTGACTTAGCCGGATATGAAGATGTAGAAGACGGTAAAGAAACAGGCATAGCGTTACCTTACATAGTGACTGTTGAGAAGCAAACTAGACAGGTACTAGCTATTAGACGTAACTGGAGATCTGAAGATGATACTAAACAGAAAAGAAATCATTTCGTTCACTACCCGTATATTCCAGGGTTTGGTTTTTACGCTTTTGGTCTTATTCACCTTATCGGTGCTTTTGCTAAATCTGGGACTAGCATTATTAGGCAGCTTGTTGATGCTGGTACTCTCTCCAATTTGCCTGGTGGTTTTAAAACTAGAGGACTTAGAGTTAAAGGCGATGATACGCCGATAGCCCCAGCTGAGTTTAGAGATGTAGATGTAACTAGCGGGACAATAAAAGATAACATTATGACGCTCCCATATAAGGAGCCAAGTCAGGTGTTGTACACACTGCTAGGTAACATTGTGGAAGAAGGACGTAGGTTCGCTTCCGCCGCTGACCTCAAACTCAGTGACATGTCAGGACAAGCTCCTGTGGGTACGACACTAGCTATATTAGAGCGTACGTTGAAAGTTATGAGTGCGGTACAGGCGCGGATACACTACGCCATGAAAGAGGAGTTTAAACTTCTCAAAGGCATTATCCGTGACTACACACCAGACGAGTATTCTTATGAGCCAGTAGAAGGGTCAGCCCGTGCAAAAGGTTCGGACTATGACAAGGTAGATGTTATTCCTGTGTCAGATCCTAATGCAGCGACAATGGCGCAGAAAGTTACGCAGTATCAAGCCGTGTTGCAGATGGCAGCGCAAGCTCCACAGCTATACAACCTACCGTACCTACATCGTCAGATGCTCGAAGTGTTAGGAATTAAAAATGCCCAGAAGCTGGTACCAATGGAAGATGACCAGGAACCGCGTGATCCGGTATCAGAAAACATGGATGTCCTTAGAGGGAAGCCTGTTAAAGCATTTATTTACCAAGATCACGAGTCCCATATTACGGTTCATATGTCAGCTATGGAAGACCCGAAACTAATGGCATTAGTACAACAAAGCCCTATGGCAAAACAAATGGGTGCAGCCTTAGCCGCACACATACAAGATCACTTAGCTTTTGAATATCGCAAACAGATTGAAGAAGCTGCGGGTGTTCCATACCCTGCACCAAACGCTGAAATGGATGAAAACACAGAAACAGAAATATCAAGGCTAGCTGCGGCTGCGGCTAAACAAGTTCTCAATAAGAACAAAGCAGAAGCAGCGCAACAGCAAGCACAACAAGCGGCACAAGATCCAATCGTTCAGATGCAACAACAAGAGTTGCAGATCAAACAACAAGAAGCTCAAACGAAACAACAGAAAGTCGTTCTGGATGCGGCAGAAAAAACGGATCGTTTGGAAATCGAAAAAGAACGTATTGCGGCTCAAGAACGTATCGCGGGACTACAAGTTGGAGCAAAGATAGCTACAGATGAAGCGAATCTAACTGCTAGACAACAAGAAGAAAAGATACGTATGGGTATTGATATAGCAAGAGAAATATCACAAGAAGATCGAGCGATGCGACAGAATCAGCAACAACCAAGAAAGGAAGATGAGTGAGCCAAGCTAACGACATCCTAAGCTACCTTGCTACTAGGGTAGATGGAGAATTAGCGAACATAGAGCAGGACTTAGCAGTAGGGCACGCTAAAGACTACGCGGAATACAAACACACATGCGGAATCTATAGAGGGTTACTACTGGCAAAAAACATAATAACCGAAACATCAGAAAGGATGGAAACTGACAATGAGTGAACTTCTTATCGGCACGAACCCCGATAATCCAGAAGAAGCAACGGTACTACCTGATACTGCTGAGCGTAAAGCTAAGCAACTACCAGAACCCTCTGGTTATCGCATTTTGTGCGCAATTCCCGACAAAGAACAAGAGTATGAAAGTGGCCTCGCTAAAGCAGACATTACTATGACTAACGAGGATTTACTGACTACTGTTTTATTTATCATGAAGATGGGGCCGGATTGTTATAAAGACAAAGACCGTTTTCCAAGTGGGTCTTGGTGTAAAGAAGGGGATTTTGTCCTTGTTCGACCACACGCAGGTACTCGCTTAAAAATTCATAATAAAGAATTTCGGATCATTAACGACGATAGTGTTGAGGGGGTTGTAGAAGATCCTCGTGGCATATCGCGTAGTTAGGAGAGGGTTATGGCAGAAGCTGAGAAAAAAGAAATAGACCAGGAAGAGGTAGACTTTGAAATAGAAGGTGAAGAGCAAGAAGTAGAACTCAAAGTTGAAGATGATACTCCTGAAGCAGACCGTAATAGGTCTCCAATGCCTAAAGAAATAGTTGAAGACTTAGAGAAAGATGAGTTAGACACTTATTCGGATGGGGTAAAAGAACGTTTTAAACAGATGAAAAAGGTGTGGCATGACGAACGTCGCGCTAAAGAATCTGCTCAACGAGAGCATCAACAAGCCATAGAAATGGCTAAAAAAGCTTTAGCAGAAAATAAAAAACTGCAAGAAGAAGCTAAAAAAGGCCGTGAAGCGTATATAGATACTGCTAAAAAATCTGTTGAATACGAAACTGAAATGGCTAAACGAGCCTATAAAGATGCGTATGAATCAGGTGATACGGACTCTATTGTTGATGCTCAAACTAAACTTTCTGATGCTAACTTTAAAAGACAACAAATTGAGAGCTATCGACCTCCTAGACAAGAGGAAGAAAATAGTGTAAATAGTAACTCAACTGAATCCTTACAAACGGGGTTTAAACTTTCACCTGTAGATCAAGAGTGGTTAAATAACAACACTTGGTTTAATACAGATGCGGCTTTAAGTGGTTTTGCAATGGGTGTCGATCAAGAAATCGAAGCTCGTATGGGGAGCAACTTTCAAGCGTATCGAGGGACAAAAGAGTATTACAAGGAAATCGACAAAACGATGGCCGAAACTTTCCCAGAAAAATTTGGGGAAGCTAATTCTACGGACGGGGGCGGCAAGCCTGTTCGTGCAGAAAACAAACCCGCCACAGTGGTTGCACCAGCATCCCGAAGTACATCTTCCAAACGGATCGTACTAAAGCAGTCACAGGTAGCGCTAGCTAAAAAACTTGGCTTGACACCTGAACAATACGCTAAAGAACTTAGGAGATTGGAGAACCAAAATGGCTAATAATAGTAAAGATACTAGACTTGCACGCGAATTAGAATCACGCGATACACAGGAACGACCAAAACAATGGGTACGACCTGAAGTACTTCCAGAACCAAACCGAAAACCTGGGTTTACGTACCGCTGGGTTCGGGTTGCGATGTTAGGCCAACAAGACCCACGTAATGTCTCGTCCAAAATGCGAGAAGGCTGGGAACCTGTTCTGGCTAGCGAACAACCACATTTACAAATGCTTGTCGATCCCAATAGTCGTTTCAAAGACAATATTGAGGTCGCGGGTTTGTTGCTTTGCACGATGCCTGACGAGATGGTTGAGCAACGTAAAGAATACTTTATGAAGCAAAACGAGTCTCAAATGGAATCTGTAGACAACAATTTCATGAGAGAGAATGATCAACGAATGCCTTTATTTAAAGAAAAGCGTTCTACTACGTCATTCGGTAAAGGTAAATAATTTTTTTTAGAGAGGTTATAACATGGCTACTGTAGCTGCCCCTTATGGGCTTCGGCCTATTAATCGGGTTGATGGCATGCCTTACGCTGGTGCAACAGATACTTTTCTGATTGATCCAGCTGGTGAAGCCACCAACATTTTTTATGGACAAGTCGTTATCATTGGCGCTGACGGGTATATCGCCCTATCAACCGCTACTGGTGCTGACATTACTAGTAACAACCTTGGCGGTTCTGGCGTAGGTGCTATTGGTGTGTTTGTTGGTTGCGAGTATATTAATGCTCAAGGTCAAGTACTCAACGCTCAATACTACCCATCAGGTACTGCTAATGGTGGAGAAATTAAAGCTAAAGTGATTACTGATCCATCTGTAGCTTTCCAAGCTCAATTAGATGGTTCTGGTGCACAAACAGTTTTGGGTAATAATACATTCTTCGCTGCTGCACAGAGTACATCTACTGGTAGTACTGCTACTGGTAACTCTACAAGTGCTTTGGATGCTACTGTCCAAACAGCCGCCGCTGCCTTCCGCATCGTAGATTTTGTTTCCGAACCTGGAGACGCATTTACAGATGTGTTGGTAAAGTTTAACCCCAGCGCTCATTCATATTTGAATAACGTTGGATTATAAGGAGATATGTAAATGGCTATTTCACGCGCCCAACTACTGAAAGAACTCCTTCCCGGTCTTAACGCCCTTTTTGGCATGGAATATGCACGATACGGCGAAGAGCATAAGGAGATTTTTGAAACTGAAACTTCTGAGCGTTCATTTGAAGAAGAGACAAAGCTATCCGGCTTCGCGGCAGCACCTGTGAAGGACGAGGGTAACTCTATCGCTTACGATAATGCACAAGAGGCTTGGACTGCTCGCTATAATCACGAAACCATTTCGCTTGGTTTTTCTCTTACTGAGGAAGCCATCGAGGATAACTTGTATGACTCATTGTCATCTCGTTACACCAAAGCGTTGGCTCGTGCTATGGCATTCACTAAGCAGACCAAAGCAGCAGGAGTTCTTAACAGCGGCTTTACTGCTGGCGTAAACGGTGGAGACGGAGTTCCTCTATTCTCTACTGCACACCCGCTAGTAAGTGGCGGCACAAACAGTAACACCCCAGCTGTCCAAGCTGACCTTAATGAGACTTCTCTAGAGGCAGCTGTGATTCAAATCGCTGCATGGACAGACGAGCGTGGCCTACTAATTGCTGCTAAGCCCCGTAAACTCATTGTTCCACCAAACCTAATGTTCGTTGCTACCAGACTCCTAGAGACTGAAGGGCGACCAGGCACGGCAGACAATGATATCAATGCACTTGCAAACAACGGTTCTATCCCAGAGGGTTACACAGTTAACCATTTCTTGACAGATACCGATGCTTGGTTCCTTTCAACTGACGTACCTAATGGTATGAAGCACTTCGTTCGTTCGCCTATGGCTAACTCTATGGACGGGGACTTTGACACAGGTAATGTCCGTTATAAGGCTCGTGAACGTTATTCATTCGGGTGGTCTGATCCACTTGGTATGTTTGGTTCCGAAGGCGCATAACAAAGCAACAAGGGAAGGGGGGTTACAAGCCCCCCTTTTTTAATCTATACTGTACGTACTAGGATACATATAACTTATATCGACTGACCTAGCAGACTTAATAGAGACGATATAAGGAGTGCTATTACACGAAAGGATTTAAAATGGCTACTACTACTTTTTCCGGCCCATTAAGAGTCGGTGACGCGCAAAGAACACAAGATCCACAAGTTGCTGGTGCAGTTTCTTTAGTCGCAACTGCTTTTATGGCAGACCCAACAGCAGCTACAACTACAGAACTTCGTAGAGGCTCAGCTGCAACAGGCAATTCTGCTCTTTCAGTTATTCTTCCTAAGAACGCTATCGTTACTTACATTGAAGTAGAAGCGGACGCTACAGGCGGTACAAACCCTACGTTTGACCTTGGTTGGATAGAAGTTAAAACCGACACACCTGCTTCAGACCCTGATGGACTAATTGATGACGGCGATGCTGACGCAGGCCATACAGTTTTCAACTTTGCTACAGCAACTGTAGGCAATGACTTTGGCTTTGTTATGAGTTCTGACTACCCAGTAAAAATTACTGGTGGTGTAGGTGCTTCTGCTGCAACTGGCGGAAATATCACCATGCGTGTTCATTACCATGTATACGATACTACTTTCGGAACAGACGGTAGCGGCTCTTAATTAGGAGATAGCTCATGCAATATGATGTAAAGTCAACACACTTAACTGCTACTGGTGTTGCGTATGCCGCTAGAACCCGTATAAAAACTGTGTACTACACAGTTAAAACAGTGCCTGCAGATGATATGAGGTTTTTTGACAATGCAGGAGCAGCTTCTGGTACTGAGGTTCTTAGGCTATCTAATAGTGTGGTAGGTCAAAATATTGTAGATGTTCCAGGTGAAGGCATTGTATGCGAAAACGGAATATCTATTAATATTGGCACTGCTGAGTCTGTAACACTATTTTTTGGGTAACTACTGTGGGAAATTTTGACCTACCCAAGGCGCTGGCTAGTTTAGTTCCAGTTTTGCTAGCGGCTATGTGGTGGGTCATTAGTTCTGTTGGAGAAATCCAATCTAATATACAGTTAATTCGCGCTAACCAAATGCAACTTATAAGTCCGTCTGGGGTAATAGTTCCTAGTCCAGGCAACGCGTTTGCACGGCAAGAACTCAAAGAAGAAATTCTAGAGCATATTCATGATCTTCAAGTTCGTGTCCATTTACTAGAAAGAAGTGACTAATGCGTAGAAAACTTAATAAAAAATCTATGGCTTGTAACAAGCCTAGAAGCACTCCAGGACATCCAAAGAAATCACACGCGGTAAAAGCTTGTGAGGGTGGTAAGGAAAAAATTATTCGATTTGGTCAGAAAGGCGCTAGTACAGCGGGAAAACCTAAAGCTGGTGAATCTGCACGTATGAAGGCTAAGCGCAAATCGTTTAAGGCTAGACACGGAAAGAACATAAAGAAGGGCAAGATGTCAGCCGCTTATTGGGCGGATAAAGTAAAGTGGTAATGTAATGATTGCCCCCAAAGGTGTAACCAAAAGGGGCAAAAGATGGTATAAGAAGTGTAGGTATTGTGGTGTTGAACAATCTTATTTACGTAGGAATTATGCAATACATTCATTTTTACTTAACAAACGATGTAGGGCTTGCCAATCATTAGTAAATAACACAAAACCGCATTACACTTATAACCAACTTAAACTTTCTTGGTTTTATACGTTTCAAAGAGGTGCAGAGGCAAGAGGAATTAAGTGGGACATAGAGGTAGAAGAAGTTTGGAAGTTGTACGAAGAGCAAGACAAAGTTTGTAAATTATCGGGATTACCGATAGGTTGGGCAGACATAGGACGAAACCATACTGCCTCGATAGATAGAATAGATAGCAACAAAGGATACGTTTTGAGTAATATTCAACTAGTTCATAAAGATGTCAATGTTATGAAAAGTAAATACGATCAAAATTATTTTATTTCTACATGCCGCTTAGTGGCTAAACGCAACGAGGATTAATATGTCTGCTGACAGAATATACCGAAGAGATAAAGAAACACGAAAAACAAAAGCAAAAATTAGAGCCGAGTCAAAAGCTGGGATGTATGACGGCCCTGGGCTAGGACAAGCCAAAGGTCGCGAAATGGCTAA